GAAACGAAATTCCAAAACGTACAGTAGGCATATAGACTGACTTCGCTGACTAGGCGAAAGCTATCTGCATTAACTCTGTGTTAGTAATAGTTATACTCTGCTAATGACTAACTGGAAAGAGTTAAGGAAGATTTTAGCTGATATATACTATACTGTCAAATGCTAATATACAATTAAATGAATATATATCTGTTATTATGTAATTTGTTTAACCCGTAATGGATAATTAAATGGCTAACCCTAATTGGAAGAAAGGTGTATCTGCTAACCCTGCTGGCAGACCTAAAGGTTGTGTTGGAAAGTACACTGCTTTGTCTCGTGAGCTTATGACAGAGCGTGGACCTGCAATCGTTCAGAAAGTAATTGATATGGCTATGGAAGGTGATGTGCATTGTTTGAAGATGTGTATTGATAGAATCCTACCTGTGCATAAAGCTGTTGACTCTAATAAATCAAAACAACAATCACAAGTTATTATTAATGTTGGTGCTTCTGACTCTATTAAAGCTCAAATAGCTGAAACACCCGTTGAGAAGTTAATTAATCCTAAGACTAAATCTGAAGATGAGGTAATTATTGATGTTGGACAAACGGTTTGATAAATGTACGCTTTGTAAAGATTCTATTAAAGAATATGAGGAACACATGGAAGGTTTGTTTAATGACACACCTGTGTTTTTCTGTACTTTATGTATTGAGGCGATGAGTGAAGTTGTTGAGGAATACTACGTGCATAGATATAAAGAGTATGAGCAAGCAACTGTTCATTAAATAATATATCTAAAACAGATTGGATTGGATTTTTGGAGTTGTTAATATGAGTGTAGTAGATGAGTGGGGAGTTAAACAAGAAGCAAAGAGGTATCAGAAGTTTTCATCACAGATGGAACGTGTGCTAACAACACTCGTTACCGAGGATTTAGCAGGTAGTGGGAAGTATCTTGATGATGAGATAGGTGATGAAGACTTTAATAATGCTGTTGCAGAAGTTGTGGAGAAGCAGACTAAGAGGCAGTGGGTTAATTATTGTGATACAGTGACAGAGCTATTATGGCTGAATTAAATGTTGATTTACACCCTGCTCAATTAGAGATATTTAACTCTGAGAAGAGATTTAAGGTCGTTGCTGCTGGTCGTAGATTCGGTAAGAGTAGATTAGCTGCTTGGATATTGTTAATTAAAGCTATTCAGTCAGATTCTAAGGATGTGTTCTATATTGGTCCTACGTTTCAACAAGCTAAAGACATAATGTGGATTATGCTCAAAGAGTTAGGTGCAGATTTGATTGCTGCTGCTCACGAGAATACCGCTGTATTAACTTTAATAAATGGGCGAAGGATATTCTTGAAAGGTTCTGATAGACCTGATACCTTACGTGGTGTTGGTTTAGCCTATGTTGTATTAGATGAGTACGCTTCTATGAAACCTGTGGTGTGGGAACAGATTATTCGACCTACGCTTGCGGATGTACGTGGTGGTGCGTTGTTTATCGGTACACCTGCTGGTAAGAATCACTTTTATGACCTATACACTGATGCAATGGCTGATGATGACTGGGATGCTTGGCAATTTAACTCTACTGATAACCCATTTATCCCAGAAGATGAGATTGCTGCTGCTGCAAAGTCTATGTCCTCTATGTCATTTAGACAAGAGTTCGAGGCATCCTTTGAAACATTCTCTGGTGGTATCTTTAAAGAGTCTTGGTTTAAAACGGAAGAAGAACCTGAAGAGGGCAACTATGTTATTGCTATTGACCCTGCTGGATTTGAAGCTGTTGAGAAAGAACGTAACTTAAAACGCTCAAGACTTGATGAAACTGCTATTGCTATTGTTAAAATAGATAGAGACAGGTGGTGGGTTAAAGACATTCTACACGGAAGATGGAATATTAAAGAAACAGCCAAGAAGATACTCAAATCTGCATCGATTGTTGAGTCTTCTACTGTAGGTATTGAAACTGGCTCACTAAAGAACGCGATAATGCCTTATTTAGAGGATGAAATGCGAACTCAAGGTCAATATGTATCGATTATTGAGATGAGACATGGTGGAAAGAAGAAAAACGAGAGAATTGTCTGGGCGTTACAAGGAAGAATGGAACATGGACAGATAACTTACAATGAAGACAGAGATTGGAAGCCATTTATCTCGCAAATGCTTGATTTTCCTAACAAATTAGCACATGATGATATGTTAGATGCTCTTGCTTACATAGACCAAGTATCAGTTGCAGACTTTGCTCACACTATAGAGTTAGAGGATGATTGGCAACCTGAAGACGCTGTGGCTGGGTATTGATTTTTCCATAGAAAGAAAAAACTTGCATTTTTTATTTACTTTATGATATATTACGCCTAAATCTCTAGGTAAATCAAACACTTATGTTCGATAACAAAGAAACACAGTATCAAGCCCTATCATCTTGGCTGACATATAGACTAGATGGTTGGCGTACACATAGAGATATTAACTACGTTACACAATGGGATGAATATTACAGACTTTGGCGTGGTATCTGGTTGCAATCAGACCGTATGCGTAAGTCAGAGAAATCAAGAATCATTGCTCCTGCTTTACAACAAGCGGTTGAGTCCTCAGTTGCAGAATTAGAAGAAGCTACATTTGGTAGAGGTAAATGGTTTGACATACAAGACGATATGTTGGACCAAGACAAGACTGACGCTGAATATGTACGAAACTTATTACAAGAAGACCTAGAAAAGACTGGTGTTAAAGACGCTATCTGTGAGGTTTTTCTAAATGGTGCTATCTATGGTACTGGCATTGGCAAGATTGTAGTTGAACAGAATATAGAAAGAGTACCTCAAGAAGTTCCTGTAGAGGGAACAATGACTACTACTCGTGAGTTACTTGAGATACCTATTATTGATGTTAAGGTAGAAGCTATTTCACCTAAAGAATTTCTGATTGACCCTTCTGCTAATTCTATTAATGATGCTTTGGGTGTTGCACACGAAGTTATTAAACCTAGATACCATGTTATTGAAGGCATTAAATCAGGCATTTATCGTGATGTACCTTTAGATGGTGATTACAATACTATTAGATTCGGCTTTGACCCTGAAGTTAAGCAAGCTGATGAGTCAGACAATGTAAAGATTACAGAATACTGGGGCTTAGTTCCTAAGCGATTCTTAAAGAAGAACAAAGACACCGATGACTTTGAATATACTAAGAAAGATGAGTTGGTCGAAGCGGTTGTTACGATTGTTAACGATGAATATATCCTAAGAGCTGAAGAAAACGCCTTTATGATGGTTGACAGGCCTTTCATTGCGTACCAACATGACATTGTTCCTAACAAATTCTGGGGTAGAGGTGTTTGTGAGAAGGGTTACAACCCTCAAAAAGCATTAGACACTGAAATGAGAGCTAGAATTGACTCTCTTGCCCTAACAACTACACCTATGATGGCGGCAGATGCAACTAGATTGCCTCGTGGTATTAAGTTTGAGGTTAGACCTGGCAAAACTATACTAACAAATGGTGACCCAAGAAATGCTATCATGCCTCTTACTTTGGGAACTACAGACCAATCTACATTTTCCCAGGTTGCCTCACTTCAAAACATGATTCAGATGGGTACTGGCTCTGCTGATGTCGGTACTGCTGATAGAGCTACCTCTTCTGGTATGTCTATGGCACAATCTGCCTCAATTAAGAGACAGAAACGTACATTAATGAATTTCCAAAACACGTTCCTTATCCCAATGATTAATAAATCAATGTGGCGTAAGATTCAGTTTGATGTTGACCGTTACCCTGTATCAGATTACAAGTTTGTTCCATATTCTACTATGGGCATCATGGCTAAAGAGTTAGAAATGACTCAAATGGTACAAATGTTACAAGCCATTCCTAAAGATTCACCTGCATTTAATGTAATTCTCTTGTCAATGATGCAAAATTCATCTATTCACAACAGAGACCAGATTGTTCAGCAACTTATGCAAGGTAATCAACCTAATCCTGAGCAACAACATATGCAAGAGTATCATCATCAACTACAGATGGAACAAGCAAAGGCTGATATTCAAAAAACATTGGCTGAAGCTGAAGAAGAAAAAGCTAAAGCTATCAAGTGGCAAGCCGAAGCAGCTGAGAAGATGCCAGATGAAATTAAGATACAAGAAAAAATACTTAAATTACAGAAAGATGCTATTGCATTAGAGAAGACTAAGGCTGATATTAAGAATAAGAACTCTGAGACAGCTAGAAACTTCCCTGAAGTTGACCACTTACGTTCTGAGACTGCTCTTAATATGGCAAACGCTAGAAAGATTGCTCAAGAAACAGAAATTAATAGATTTGTTCAATGAAACCAGATGAACAATTCTTAAAAGATAGATTAGACTTATTTGAAACTGATGGTTGGTTAGACCTGATGGAAGAATTAAAGAGAAAAAGACCTTTGGCACGCTAAGGGTCAGTTAATGATACTAGGATTAATGTTAAGCTTAGAATCGGCAACTAAAATAGCGATGGAGAACCTGGAAACAGACCCATCTTAGTAATAACTTCATAACCCTTCGGGGCGGAGACCAAGAAAATGAGTATAGTAGTAGAGACAGCACCAGAAGGTGTAGCAGAACAGGTAACAGAAACTCCAGAGTTTGTAGAGGAAGTTCAACAAGAGCCAACTTATGAACCACCAGAGAAGTATGCTGGGAAGACATTAGAGGATGTGATTAATATGCACCAAAACGTAGAGAAAGCGTTTGGTAGGCAAGGGCAAGAGGTAGGTCAACAGCGACAAATGATTGACCAACTGATGCAACAATCACAAGCTAATCAAGCTACTGAAACGACAGAAGAAGCTGCGAGTTTCGAGGATACTTTCTATGATGACCCTGCTAAGGCAGTAAATTCAGCGATAGAAAACCATCCAGAGATTCGCAAAGCTCGTGAAGCTAATGTAAAAGGCGCACAAAATGCTAACCTTTCACAGTTAGAGTCAACACACCCTGATTTTATGGATGTTGTTGGTGATAAGAAGTTTCAAGAGTGGGTAGGGAAGAGTGGTATTCGTACCGAACTGTTCCGCAGAGCTGATGCTAATTATGATTTTAATGCTGCGAATGAATTGTTAGATACTTGGAAACAAATATCAATGATTGGTAAGACAAAAGAAGTAAACGCACAGCAGAAGAAGTCAAGGCAGAAGGCAATGCGACAAACCAGTTCAGAAACTCGTTCTTCAGGTGATTCAGTTGGTGGTAAAAAGATATACCGAAGAGCTGATTTAATTCAGCTTCAGGTAAGTGACCCGAATAGGTATGCCTCGTTATCAGATGAGATAACTCAAGCGTACCAAGAAGGTCGTGTTAAATAATATAAAACT